TATAACTACATCTATGAAATATTCTCTGACCATATTCAAAAACCTATTTGATAACAAAACGCACAAACGCATGGACTTTGATACTTGGCAAGGTCTAGAAGACTTGCTGTTTGAGTTATCTAAAAAGAAAGGAAAAAAGGGTGGAAGTGATTCTTCTCCTTTGCTTAGCCCTGCTGTCTTCAAATCCTCTACGACTCGGGCTAACGATAATGTTATGGGTTGGGGCAGTTGGTGTTGTATTGATGTTGATGACTATGATGGTGACGTTAGCACTGTCCTAGAACCACTCAAGCAATACTACTATGTCTGCTATTCTACAGCATCGTCTCGTAAAGATAAACCAAAGTTTCGTGTAGTCTTTCCTTTGACTGATATGGTGCCAGCTTCTCGGATCAAAGAGTTTTGGCACTCTATCAACAATCTTGCTCTTGGTGTAGTAGATGCACAGACCAAAGATTTGTGTCGTATGTATTATGTTCCGGCTCAATATCCAAATGCTCATAACTTTATCTTTAAGAATGAAGGTGAGCATATCAATCCATTTGAACTGATGAAGCAGTTCCCTTCTCATGTTGGTGGTCGTAAGAAAAAGTTTATTGATACTCTGCCTAAGTCTTTACAGGTAGAAGTGATTAACTATCGCAAGAATCAACTTGATAATATGGTAACATGGAAATCATATAGAGATTGTAAGTTCTTCCCACAAGATATGGGCAAAGAGTATATTGCTAATGCTGGTGTAGAGAATGGTGGCAACTTCTTCCGTCTCTATCGCATTATGGTGTCTATTGCTGCTAGTGCTATCAAAGCAGAATATCCTATCACATCTTTTGAGATTGTAGAGTTGTGCAGAGAACTAGACAACGATTGTGGTGCTATCTACAAGTCTAGGAATATGGAAGCAGAAGCAGAACACGCATTATCGTTTGCATTAAAAGGATAAAATCCGAAACGATAGTTGAAAAAAAAACTCTTGACTTTTCTCTGCATAATATCTATATTATAGATGTAAGAGAGAGAAAGAGAAAGGAGCTGAACATGTATCATGAAATCAAATCCGGTGACACTGTTTACTTCTCCACGCCTCACAGCCAAAAGCTGAAAGGCAAAGCAGTGATGAAAGGAACCTATGGATGGGTTCTTAACGCTGGTGGTCGCCATGGCACACCCAAGGTTGTCACTAAAAAGAACTATATCAAACACATCAGTAAGTATGGGAAATAACATGAAAAAAGCAATGTATGCACGTCACAGGCAAGCGATTTCTTGGATTTTTCACTCTGAGCCAGAAGACGTGGTGAAGGACCAATTTGACCTTGACGACGAGACCTATGAATTTCTCTCCGAGATCGCATCCATGATGCACACAATGGCTGGAGGCTACGAGACAGACTGGTATGACTTTGTTTATGAATGGAGTAAAAAATAATGACTGAATCTAAATTTTACGAATTCTACCAGAATAACTCCGGTGGTTATTTTGATACCAGTATGCCCCGTTTCTTATGGGTTGAAGCTTCCTCTGCGGAAGAGTCTTGTGCAATCGCTGAAGAACACGGCGTCTACTTCGATGGCGCTGATAAGGGCATTGATTGTGAATGTTGTGGTGATCGCTGGTATCGACCATACGGTTCGGTAACCCGTGAAGAGCTTGATGAATTGATAGAAGTCCGGACTGGTCCTGATGCATTCAAATGGGACGAATGGCCGAGCCAAGAGGCTGAGTTTAAGATTGTTGAGAAGGAAGACTAATAAAATGACTGATGCTTATACACTTGCCCGCCGTATCGTTAATGACAACACCTGTGTCATTGAAGGTAACTATGATGAACTTCAGGAAGCATGGGGTATGATTTCTCAGTGGCGCATGTCTGAGGAATGTAAAGAGCGTAATGTAGACCGTGCTTACATTCGTCTGTTGAAAGATGCTGAATGGGCAATCAAAACCCGTGTAGAAAATCTGAAAAAAGTTTAATTTAGGGGTTGACATTTACCTTTCTTTATACTATATTAAGTATGTAAGTTGATGAAAGAGAGAAAACTATGACTATCGCTAAAACCATCCTTCAGCAAATCAAGACCATTGACCCTTGGGCTATGGGCGCATGGGGTGCTAAAAACCTTGTTGCCAAGAACGATGGTCTTCAGTTCAAGACTAGTGGTATGGTAAAGTGGAAAGGTATTGTTCAAGTCATCTATGATGAAGCCCTTGACCTTTACAACCTTGAATTCGGTCGGATTCGTAAGTATGAATACAAAGCAGACAAGAAGATTGAAGGTGTTTACGTTGACCAACTTGTTGAACTGATTGATGGTCAGGTAGGGTAAAAATGGGAGTATTAGCAATTTGTGCGCTGCTTATGTTCTGCGCACTTTTTATCTGGCTTATTCTAGGAGAATGGTTTAGATAAATAAAGATGTTCGTTGATGATAGATGGATTAATATGAACAAGACGGGGTTTCGAATACCCCCTGCTCCACCATTATTTATACAAATCAATCCACCCACATACACCGGATAGTATAAATAATTATGGGGCAGAACTGGGAATCGATTGGCATAAGATGTTCATCAGGAGACAAACCGATTGATACCGTAAGTATCACTTAAACTAAATGCTAACAACTATGTAGCACCTAAGGCTTACGCTCTCGCAGCATAAGTTCTGTGGGTCCGATGGGAACCTAGAAACAGAATCCCATCACTCTAACAAAAGCACACTCTAGGGTGACATGTACCAGAATCGTTAGCTAACGTGGTTCTGAGAGGGTTTGAATTCCTGAGTTTGTGACACAAACGTATAGACTTGCTAGTGGTCTGAGTGTGTTTTTGTTAGAGTGATGGGAACCTAGAAACAGAATCCCCATCACTCTAATAACGGTGAGGTAGTTTAATGGTAGAACGGCGGAATAATTATCTGTCGGTGGAAGTTCAAATCCTCCCCTCACCACCAACACTTTTCAATGCTTTCGGGTATTAGGTATTGAAGAGTTACCGGGCTACGCCCACGGGCTTGCGTATGCAGGCCGATTCCGGAACAGAAATGTAACTGGTCTTAAATACCCACCGGGCATCTGAGTCGGCCTAGAAACAGAAGGGTTCACTACCCAGTCTCAGCTTTTAAAAACACTAGATGTTTTTTAGTCCCGTTCGGGTTGATTTGATACTAATTTCGTGGATTTTAGTGATAATCGTCCCGTTCGGGATTTTTCTAATTTGCTAATGGATTATCAAGTGCTTCTTGAATCTTAGCACCTAATCTTTCTTCAAGTTGCTCTATTTCTCTATCCGTATCACGATAGAGTTGGTCACGTTTATTGTCAAAACGTTGATCAGCAATATCAATCATTTCTCTGACTTCTTTTTCACTTTCTCGCATATCATCCTCTAGTTGATCTACAACATATTCAATACGACTAACATCATCTTTTAAATCATTTTTGATTTGTCTGGCATAGTCAGTTGCCTGTAACACAGCATCTTCTGTGTTTGCCATTTTCTGTTCAATCACAGAAAGTTGTTCTTGAAATCCGCTGAGATCAGGTGCAACGTATTGTTGGATCATTTCTTTCATGTCGGTATAATCCTTCCAAAGTTCAAACGCACCATAGAGACCGCCTACAAGGGTTGATAGAGCCATAGCGACAGCCACCATCTTTCCACCTTTGAACTTGATCCCAGCGAATTCTATTTCAGCCATTACTATTCCTTGCTAATAGCTTTCTTCTGTTTAGAAAACAGGTTTTGTTTTGCGGTAATAAATCCTGCAACAAAGGCGATAGCCATGCTACCGACTAAAAGTGCAGAATGCCAAAGAATAAATCCCATTACTTTTTAAATCCTTCTAATCCTTCCTTTGCATAGAATGCAGCAACGATTGCTGCTACTGATACAAAGTATGTTGGTGCAATATCTTTGAGTAGACCAGAAGCAGTTTCTAATCCAAGCAAAGAACTTAAAATGATTGCAAGAGGATAGAGCAGCATGCCAAAGAGAGCAAACCATGCCATACCTCTTTGTGCATCTTGTTTCTTGTCATCATTTTCAATTTGAAGCATACGCTCCGCTTTTGCCATTTCTTCATCAGTCACAACACCATCACCATCTTCATCAAATTGATTAAAGACTGAATCTTCTTGTAACTTTTTAGCTGCCATCTTATCCTCCACTAAAAGATGATGTGAGTGCAGGTCCGAATGCTGCTGCTGCCCAGAGAAGTACACCAATAGCACCTACACCGATAATGACCCACTTCATTTTCATATCATCTACAGACATTTTAATACCAATAAGTTCATTACTTAATACTCTGAGAGAAATTTCCATTTTACCTTCAGGCATATCAATTGGAGTTTCTGTCTTTGGTGCTACATTCTTTGGCACTTGATCTGTTTTCTGTTCTTCAATCATTACTTTAATCCTTCATCTAAAATATCTTCTAAAACTACAACACCTTTTGCTACTAATCTTTCTCTGTTTGCAAGATGTTGCTCATGAATATCATCCTTACTTTGACCATGATACGGTACTGCATGGCCTTCTTCAATCATAACTTCAGTCAGTAGTTTTCCCTCAGACTCAATAAAGAAATCACCAAGAATTCTACCAAACTTACCTTTCATATCTTCACCGTCTTTAGCAGCAAATGTTTTTAGAACAACATTCTTTTCTAACATTTGTTTTACTCTATTTTTTGCTGCAAGACCGAATAACTTTTCAACTTTGTCAGAGGTTCTAGATTCTGGTGTATCAATGCCCATAATACGGACTCTTTCGTCTCTCATCCAGATACCAAATCCAAGGTCAATGTCAACATCAACTGTGTCTCCATCTACAACCTTAACCAAATTCGCTCTATATTCGTACACTGTTAGTTTCTCCTATTGGAATTGTAATGCCCGAAGTTGTTGTATCTCTTGTTCAAGGCGCATCACTTCCAACTGTTTCTTACGCAGTTCGAGTAAATAAAGTTCATTACAGTCAATTCTTGACTTTGGTTTTTGACCTAAAGGAATGATAATTCTAGCAAAGACACCAACGTCTCCGACCCGTGAATCAACATAACCAGAAAGAGGATCAGTATATCCTCTGCCAATAATGCCAGTAACACCAAACTCTAAATTCGTGGCACTACCAATTGCATTAGAACAGTCTAGGTCACCAGCCTTAAATCTATCTGATTGATAACTACCCGGAGCAGTAGGCAAAGATAGATTAAGAGAACTGGACTGTCCAAATGCAACAGTTGATAAAAGTAATAACATTATGAGTGCTAAAAGGAATAATTTTGATATATTATAGTTAATCATATTACACCTTTGATATATTATAGTTAATCATATTACACCTTTGAGCATATTCTTGAATTAATACCAGTAGATTGTGTGTCTTCTAAAATTCTCTTAGATGTGGTGCAGATATACTTAATACGATTAAAGTCTTTTTCTCTGATGTAAATATCAACAGACTTTTGACCTAAGTATGAAACATTAATTAATTTTTGTGTAGAAGCAAAAGGCACAGTATTCCAGTCTTCATCATAGACTGAAATCTCATAGTATTCTATATCTTTTCTTTTGTTGAAAAGTGTCATACTGGTCACAACAATACCGTCTAAGAATGAGGGTTCAAACTTAGGATAGGTTGGAGTCCATTCATGTGCCTGTGCAGTAGTAGCCATCAAGACTGCCACCACTGCCGTAATAAATTTTTTCATCAGTTTGCGATACACTCCGCTGTGATATTAGCAGAATATTCACCACCCGGAAATGACTTACCAAATCCATAGGTTACTTCAGAATCAATTTGAAACCATGTTGAACCTGCAACAGAAAGGTCATATTCTGTTACATTGTTATACTCTACCTTTGCTGCTTCATAACCAGACATAAGAGCATCAGATGTTGAAGATACAGTAACTTCACCATCCCAATTCAAAGCATCAGTAAGAGTAGGTGATGTAGCGAATTCTTGTGGCCAAGAAATCTTAGCGGTGTAGTAGTCTGCTGCTGTTACGTCATAGCGCACAACAGGGAATACACCACCATCTACAGGGTCTGTGCTAAGTGCATCAGGCGTAGGGTTACCATATACACCAGCAGTGTCAGTATAGATACTGCACTTGGAAGATACGCTGCCTGTGATTGGAACAGATTCTGCACCTGCAAGACCTGCTAACAAGATAACAGACAACGCAATAATAGCATTGAACATTTTTATTCTCCGGTTAGTTCTTCTCTATCATATTGAGAGCGGACCATAGAATAATGTTTGGCTTCACTTGCCAACTGTCTCAGCGCCCTGTTATTATCAGGCATTTGCATTTTATCTTCAATAATATGTTTGTCAGGGTAATCAATCAATCCCTGATATTCAACCATATAGTAAGGAATTAAAAGAGGTTCTGGATTAAGTTTTCTAAGCATTTCCTCTTGTCGTGTAAGGTCTACTAGACCACCCACTTTTGGATCAACTCTTAAAACTAATTCAAGTGCTTCCTCTTCTTCCTCTTCTATAATAATTTCGTCTTCTTCGACTTCAACTTTGCGGGCTTCTTGTAACTGCAACCAGTATTCATAAAACTCATCATCTGGTTCCATTATTTCAAACCCGCTTACATATTTATAAACAGCATCTAAAAAACCGGGGCAAGTAGGGTTAGAAAGAGGATTTGTGCAGATAATGTCAGCAGTAGTAATATCCATTCTATAAGAATATACCATTGAAGGATCAGATATTGTTCCGTTACCTTCTACTTCCATGCTGCCTTGCCCCCATTGCTCACCGGGGATACCTGTGAACCTGAAGTTCTTTTGAATAGAATTACCGGGCAAACCAGACCAGTCATCTACTTCCTCAAACACATAACCACCATTGATAGCATCTTCATTACGCACATATACTTTTGCAATGTCTTCAGCATCCTTGGTCATAACATAATAGTATGTTACGCCATTGACTTGCAGAGTTACATTAGGGGATGAAAAGTCTGGCAATACACCAGTCATTGACCAATTGAGACCGTTTACTGCGGCGTTATTGGTCACACCATAAACACTATCCTGACCCCAAGAGTAATGCGAGAATACCGACAACGATAGCACCGCCGATAAGAGTGGTGCGAGTATCCGGGTCAACATTTATACCTCTATTTGTTTGTGTATCTGGTCTGCGGTCTTGATTCTCTGGACTATTCCATTCATTCTTGGCCTGCTCACCAATCAGTCCATCAATAGGGCAGGGTGTTCCTGCATCCATCATTGCTGTAAAGATTCTTGGGTCTTGACACATAACTGATACAGCAGCAACTTTCATGCCCATATCATATAGAGTTTTTGCATTCTTGAGTTTTTCACAATTCATATCTCTAACTGTAGAACCAGCAGAAATACCTAAGATTTGTGTTTGAACTGCACCTGATACACCGATGGTACAAATGTCTGAATTTGCTGTATTAATGTTAGGAGCAATAGCAGATGGTGGTGCAGTAATAATAGTATTGGTAGCATCACTGGTAGTTGTTACAGTACTTGTAGTTGTATTCTCAGTGACGATAGGATCATTGGTTGTTTCTTCTTGCGCATATGCTGCTGTAGTCAAAAACAACATAATGAAAGCAGCAAACATTTTTTTGAACATAGTGTTTGCCTTGGTTTATGATTAGTCTTTTATTTATACAAAAAAGAGTTGACAAGCAAGGCAGACTGATATATAATGCTCTTCTAACTTGTAGATATAGGAGTATATTTTTATGGCAGTTAAAGGTGTAAAGCAGGGTCATTCTAATCCCCATAGCCGCACTTCAATTGGTAAGTCTTCTAACTCACGACCAAAGAACAAGCATAAACGTCGTCAGTGGAAAGCATACAACAAACAAGGAAAATAGTCAATGCCTTCTATTATGGATAAACTAAAAAAGAATTCTAAATTGGATTCTGATATTATTACCAAGTCAAAATACTATGGTAAAAAAGATATGTCACCTACAGATGTGCCTATGCTCAACGTAGCATTGTCTGGTTCTGTAGAAGGTGGATTGTCTCCCGGTGTGACTATTTTTGCTGGACCTTCTAAGCACTTCAAGACCAGTTTTGCTCTCAAGATTGCATCTGCTTATATGAAGCAGCATCCTGACGCTGTAATGCTATTCTATGATTCTGAGTTTGGTTCACCTCAGTCTTACTTTGAAATGTTTGGTATTGATATGGAGCGAGTTCTTCATACTCCTATTGTGAACCTTGAAGAGTTGAAGTTTGATCTTGTTTCTCAACTTGAAAATCTAGAGAAGGGTGACAAGGTTATTATTGTAGTTGATTCATTGGGTAACCTTGCTTCTAAGAAAGAAATTGATGATGCACTGGCAGAAAAGTCTACACAAGATATGACAAGAGCTAAGGTCATGAAATCAGTGTTTCGTATGATTACCCCGCACTTGAGTATGAAAGATATTCCTTTCCTTGGTATTGCTCACACTTACGATACTCAAGAAATGTTTTCTAAGAAAGTTGTATCAGGTGGTACTGGTCTTTATTACTCTGCTGATGATATTTGGATTTTGGGTCGCAGACAGAATAAAGAAGGAAAAACTGGCCCCATCTTAGGTTATGACTTTGTAATTAATGTGGAAAAATCTAGATATGTCCGTGAAAAATCAATCATTCCTATCTCGGTTACTTGGGAAGGCGGCGTCGATGCTCATTCCGGTCTACTTGATGTTGCTCTGGCGGGACAGTTCGTTGTCAAGCCTTCTAACGGCTGGTATTCAAAGGTTGACCAAGAAACAGGTGAAGTCGAAGAAAAGAAATACCGAGCAAAAGAGTTGACAGCAGAGTTTTGGTCTGATATACTTGCTTCTGATAAATTCAAAGAGTTTGTAGAAGAAAACTTCAAAATCAATGGTAAATCTAATATTGAAGTGGTAGATGTAGATGAAATCGAAGACTAGTTTAATGGAGTTTGAAGATTGGCGGGTGGTAGGTGTTTCTACCGCCCAAGTCAATGGAAAAATGGTAGATTGGGGTATCCAAGTTCTACAAGAAGGTCCATACAAAGATATCATTCTTGTCTTTGGTGAAATGAGCATTGAAGAAACTGAAGATGGTTCAGGAGAAGGTAGAATGACCTTTGACTTTAATGTGTTTAGTTCAGCAGGTAAAGAAATTGATGTTGATGATCCTGACCTACAAAAGTTAGCTGGAGATATTTTAATTGAAACTTTTACCAAAGCACTTGATGAAGGAAAGGCAGTATTAAATGACGGAAACCCTAAATCGGACGATACTCCGCTCACTCTTAACTAATGAAGAGTATCTCCGAAAAGTTGTCCCTTTTCTAAAACCAAACTACTTTGAAGGTCCATTGAAACTGGTCTTCAAGCAGGTTGCTGCGTTTGTTGAAAAGCATAATACACTGCCTACTCTGGAAGCATTTCGTATTGACTTAGAACAGAATGAGAAAATCTCAGATGATATGTTCACAGAAGTCTCTGCTATGCTTCCAGAGATTTTTTCTCCTGTAGATATTGACTCAGACTTTCTCCTTGAAAAGACAGAGAACTGGTGTCAAGAACGGGCATTGCATATTGCTATTATGGAGTCTATCAACATTCTTGATGGCAAGAATGAGAAGATGACTAAGAATGCTATTCCAGAACTTCTATCAGAAGCACTAGGAGTAGGGTTTGATAACAATATTGGTCACGACTATATTGATAATGCAGAAGATCGTTTTGACTTCTATAATCGTGTAGAAGAGAAGATACCTTTTGATATTGAACTGCTGAATATCATTACTAAAGGTGGTCTGCCTGACAAAACCTTGAATATCATCCTTGCAGGTACAGGTGTTGGCAAATCATTGGGTATGTGTCATATTGCTGCTAGTTCTCTGCTGCAAGGCAAGAATGTTCTCTATATCACTATGGAAATGGCTGAAGAACGTATTGCAGAACGTATTGATGCTAACCTGTTAGATATTCCTATTGACCAATTAGATAAAATGCCTAAGACTATGTTTACCGAGAAGGTGAATAGCCTTGCTAAGAAAACTGTAGGTAAATTGATTGTCAAAGAATATCCTACAGGTGCTGCCCATGCAGGTCACTTTAGAGCGCTGTTGAAGGAACTGAAACTCAAAAAGTCTTTTATTCCTGATATCATCTTTATTGACTATCTGAATATCTGTGCATCGTCTCGTATGAAGTCTATGGGTGGTGCAATCAACTCTTACACGTATGTCAAAGCAATTGCTGAAGAACTGCGTGGTATTGCTGTAGAGTTTGCTGTGCCTGTTGTATCTGCTACTCAGACTACACGTTCTGGTTTTAGTAACTCTGATCCCGGTCTTGAAGATACTTCAGAATCATTTGGTCTTCCTGCTACGGCTGATTTGATGCTTGCTTTCGTTTCTAATGAAGAACTAGAGCAGTCTGGTCAGATTATGGTAAAGCAGTTGAAGAACCGTTATAATGATCCTAACAGGAACAAACGTTTTGTAGTAGGTATTGATAGGTCTAAGATGAGGTTATATGATGTAGAAGGGACTGACCAAACTCTTATTGATGATGGTATTCCTGTATTTGATAAAACACCTGCTGGTGATAAGTTCAAGGACTTTAAGATATGAGCAAATCAACAAAGTCTGAGTTTTACATAGACAGGGTTGATAAAAATACAATCAAAGACCTTCTTTACACTCACCACTATCTGAAAGATGAATCTCAGGATTTTAGGTCTGGATGGAATTATGGACTATTCAAAAGAAATGAATGGTCCGACTTCCTTAATATTGGGGAGTGTCTTGGTGCATGTGTATTCAATAACATTACAGGAAAGAACTTTGCTCTTGGAGCATTTGGAATTCCTGATACTGAACAAGAAGGTCTCTATGAACTGACTAGACTTTGTATTGAACCAAACTTACAGAAAGAAGAGTATAACATTACTTCTTGGTTTCTTAGCAAATGTATTAAAAGATTTCGCCAAGAAACAGATGTAAAAGTTATCCTTAGCTATGCTGATAATAACCATCATAGAGGAACAATATATAGAGCATGTAACTTTACATATTATGGTTTGACTGACTATAAATCAGACTTTTGGAAAAAACTACCTGATGGTTCATTTAGAAAAGTTAGTCATGGTCCTGTAAAACATTTAGAAGGTGAGTGGCGACCTAGAAGTCAAAAGCATAGATTTTTAATGATTTATGATAAACAACTGAAACAGCAACTAAAGTTAAAAGAGCAAACTTGGTCTAATGCTAAAGAGGATATTTAAACTATGAACCAAACTGTACTACCCGTTGCCATTACCTCTTCACTGATTAATGCCTATGCAGATGGCACAGGTAAGAAAATGTCTGCGCAAGATATTATTGGATATTGTGCAAGAATTTCTAATCCAAGCAATCAGAATAACTTTGATACAATTGAGAAACTTCTGAAATACTTGATTGATAACAAGCACTGGTCTCCATTTGAAATGGTTGATATGATTGTAGAGATTAACACTACCCGTGATATTGCACGGCAGATTCTGCGGCACCGTTCATTTTCATTTCAAGAGTTCAGTCAACGGTATGCTGATCCGACTAAAGACCTTGCTGTGTATATGCGTGAAGCACGATTGCAGGATACAAAGAATCGTCAAAACTCTATTGAAACAGATGATGTTCAACTAAAGGCATGGTGGGATGCACAACAAAAGTTTCTTGTGCATCATGCAGACCGTATCTACAAAGAAGCACTAGACAAAGGTATTGCTAAAGAGCAAGCCCGTGCTGTGTTGCCTGAAGGTAATATGCAGTCTCGTATGTATATGAAGGGTAATGTTCGTTCTTGGATTCACTATTGCGAACTGCGTTGTGGTAATGGCACACAGAAAGAACACAGAGAAGTTGCTCATAAGTGTGCAGAGATTTTGGTAAATCATCTACCATTCTTGAAGGAATGGCACAAGGAGTTGTCAAATGCCTAAAGTGTTAATCTCAGAGTATTGGATTCAAGATAATGGTGGAGTTGTTCGTGTTTATAAGAACGGCTCTGCCTATGAACTGATTGCGGTAGAGGATGATGAGACAGTGTTCTTGGAGTCAAAGAATATTCCAACATTACGTGAAGCAGAAAATAGGGCAGAAGAAATTGCACTACTAGTTTAGATAAAATCCGAAACGATAGTTGAAAAAAAATTAAGAAAGGGGCTTGCATTTGCGGCCCCTTTTTACTATATTAAGTATGTAAGAGATAGAAAGGAATGACATGACTGCCCCACTATTTTACCACATTGACAACGGTGAACCAAAGACACACCGCCTGAAGTGCCTTGTTGATGGTGAGGCGAAAGTCATTTGGGAACTTGAGTCTATTGACCTTGTGAATCACAAGATTCATCTTCACAATCTTAACAATTGGCGCAAGAACAAAGACCCTGGCGTAACTTACGAAATTGAGGTAATGTAATGAAATACAAAGTTTTCCAAATCCAACTCACCGATGCTGAAGTTGATATGGTCAATGATGGTGTGCAGGTTCGTAAGCACGTTATCAAGTCTAATATGTTCGGTCGTCGTAATGCACCAAAGGCTGCTGAGGCTATGGAACTTGGTTACTACGATCACGTTATGACTGTTGATGCTAAGAACCTAGAAGACGTATATGCCGTTGGTAACTTTATGAATGAGCGTGACTTGGATAAAGTTGAAGTTCACGGTCAATTCTCTTCTGTCTCCGTTGGTGACATTATCGTAGATGAAAATGACTTTGCTTTCGTGGTTGATATGTTCGGCTTCGAAATGCTCCCTGAGAAAGTTGCAGCATAGAAAGGATTAAATATGGCTAAGTTTGTGCGTGAAGATGGTAAAGTAGCAGTTTTGTGGTCTCCTGGCTTTGGAGCGGGTTGGTCTACTTGGGATCGTGGCAGTCGTGAAGAAAACATTTGCTTTGATGCCGAAGTTGTCCAGTGGGTTCTTGACGGTAAGCCGAATGCTGGTGAATTCATGAATGCTACCGAAGAACGCCTCAAGGTATACACTGGTGGAATGAGGGATTTGGAAGTGCGATGGGTGATGCCGGGAATTAAGTTTCGTATTGAAGAATATGATGGTTCTGAATCCATCATGTGGGAATCCCCGACCTACTGGGAGACTGCGTGACATAAATGTAACACCCCTAAGATGATATTGAAAAAATATGTCTTAGGGGTTGTTTTTTTCTCTATAATGATTATATTAATAATGTAAGAGAAAAAAAGAGAGAAGAAAGAGAGGTTATCTAAATGGCATATTGGACTCACACTGTTAAACCTATCGGAGTTTTTGTTGAGAAAGAAATGGGAAATCATTTCGAGTATAGCATCAACGAAGAAGCTATTACTATTAAAGGCTACGACTACGCTGACATGCGAGGCTTTCCTCACAAGGTTTGGGTCGCTGACGGCTATCGACTTGCTGACGTTAAGAAGACCGTTGCCTACGTTGTAGTTGACGAAACTGAATACGGCCAGCCTGTGATTGAGAAGTGGCAACTGAAAAAAAATACAAAATATGCTGTTTAGGGGTTGACATTTCCCCCATCAGTCACTATATTAATAGTATAAGAGAAAGAGAGGTAGTTATGACCGAGAAGAAGTTCCAATTCGCAGTTTACCTTCCTGCCACGAATGAAGAAGAGATTAGCATGCGTATCATGTGTGTAGATATGGCAGAAGTTGCTAATGAAATCAAACGTCTTGGAGAAGATGTTTTCTACACCATCGAAGAGCAGATGGACGGACCTTTCCTGACCCACGAAGATTTGGGTCGTGAAAGTAATCCTTGGCAACACCTCTAAAGGAGATTAAATTATGGGTATGATGAAAGACTATGTAATGGGCTTGGAAGAGCAAGTCTGGGATGAAGTTGCAGATGTCATTGCTGAAAGTGATGATATCGCAGAAGCCCTTGAGAAAGGCATGTCTATTGCCAAGAATTTTGACCTTGACAATCTTGTCGGAGTGCAGCATATTACTGACACTATCCACGAAATGTGGAATGAGTTTTGGTCTTCACAGGAGTAGAATATATGAATCACTTTATCGTTGAATACTATCTTTCTCACAATGACAAGTGGCTTGAGGTGAAAACTCTTTCCACTTTATCTGAAGCAGAAGAGTATCTGATTAATCACTTTGACAAAACTGCTGCGGCATTGGATGAAGTTGATGCTGGTGATATGTCTGTTGAAATTATGCTGGAGGGTTGGAAAAAGAACTACCGTATCACAGAAATGGAGGTTGCGTAATGTTAGAACAAAAAGATAAGCATCCTTGGGTGCCTAAAACTATGTTTTGGTTTTGTATGGCAGTAGCAGCAATTTTTATTATTGTAGGAGCAACTCTATGAATGATTTTGTCTTTATGGAAACTGACCTGACTAATCGCATTGGCGAGTTTGGGTCAAAACATTTTGGTGTGAGTATAGATAAAGTTGCACTTGACGATAAACTATTTGAGATTGCAACTCGATTGTTTTGGGATCATTACTTTGATAGCGAGGTAGAACTGTAATGGCGTTTGAATGGCCTAAAATTTATAAGGTAGAAGAGCAGATTGAACAACAATCTGTTGATTGGGTCTATGAATATGTTTGTGAGTTTTATGATGTTGAAGACATTGAAGAACTTACAGAAGAACAAATTAATGAAATTGATAATTATCGAGATGGTCTATCTTCGTATAGTGTGATGCAGGCAGGATTCTCTAATATTATTCATCAATGGGAGTCTGCTCAGTATGAGTAATCAACGATCAGGCAAGACTTATCGTGCAGCATCTAATGACAACAGTGGAATGGGAACATACCTGTTCTTCAAGTCTGCTGTAGAAGCATTGAATGAAGCAGGTTATGAAGACCCTGCATTTTATTTTGAACAGGTAGTGGACCATCTGCGCAGTGGTGGTTCTTTACCTAAAGACAAACGTGAGACTGAAAAAGTCTTGGGTTTGTAGACTGCGACGAATATCATGTTTATTTTCTTACTTGGGGGGAGTCTTGCACTCCCCCTTCTCTTTATAAATATTATATTAACTGAGAGAGAATACAAGTGGCAGCTTTACAATTCAACGATTTATTGAAAATGCTTCCGGGAACTACTACTCCCCGTTGGAGTGTTTTAGTATCTAAAATCAAAAACAAGCAACCATTATCTTTGAATAGTACTGGTAAAGATATTATTATAGATTACCTTGATGATACACTTAAACTGCTTTTTGAAGAAGGCAATATACCTGAGATACAAAAGCAGTATCGTGGTAAAAAACTTTTTAAATCAAAATCAGGACAAAAACTTTCTCTTAGTGATTTATTCAAATCACCTGACTTTGGTGGTGGTAAAGGTTCAGGTGCAGGTGCTGCTGAAACAGAACGTAATGAGTCTGCGCAGTGTCTTTATGCCTCTTTGGTTTGTTATGTATTTAAAAAGCAAATATCTTTAGATACACCTATCACCAAGCAGCAGTTTAAAGATGCTATGAAATATTGTGATGTTTCTGAAAAGTTTGAAAAGATGCTAGACCTACCAAAAGACTGGCATGAGTCTTCTGTTCTAGGAGCAAACTATTTACATAAAAAGTATGCTTTGAAAGGTAAGTATGAGTATCATAGAGGTTCTTCTTTAGTTGATACTATTGAGAATACTTTCAAAGAACTTAATAGAAATGAAAGAGCATTTGGTAACATTAACAAATGGTCACCTGCTGACATGTATATGTTCACTCAAGCAGGTAGAGATGCTGTAAAAAATGAATTGTCAAAAGTAAAAACTTTACAGCAATTCAATACCTTAATGATAAAATATTATAAATCACATGATATTATTGGTGTTTCTTTGAAGAAGATTTCGGGTAATGTAAAAGCAACAGAGAATAATATTGGTGATACTGAGAAGGTTGAAGTTGAATATCTTGGTGAACAAGTAGTTGCTGCTAACAAAAACTCTATCCTTGATAGTATGGATGTATTCCTTGAGCATTCCAAAGGAAGAATTCAGTTTAGAAGTTTTGGTGGATCGGGTGCCTTATCTGGATGGCAAGGTGAAGGTAAAGGAACATTTGCTAACCAAGGCAAAGTTTCTCTTGGTCCCTTAAATTATATTCTTGGGATGCATGGTGTGGATAAGTTGCCAGAAAGTAGAGACTCTGCTAGACAGGCACGAAATCCAGATACTACATATTATAGGACTTTCTATGATGCAGCAAAGAGAGTTAAGGTTAAAAACCTACCTGATACACAAGCAGACTTTGAAAAATTGTGGCAATCTGCTGATGAACAATGGAGATATTCTAAATACTTAGGAGTATTGTTGGTAGATCGTATGCTTTCTTTATCCAAAGAAAAGAGAGATGAAGTTATCACTGACATTTATTTGTATTCTGCATCAAAAGCATCCTTTGCAGGACCGTATCTAAAACTTGAATGATTATAAATATATCTAAAGTAACTAAATCTTATGGGATAACTGATGGCACAGTTTAGAAAGTCAGACGGAACGTATCTACCGAGTAATAATGAACTTTTTGAAGTTGTAATGATTGCTGGCGGAAATGCTGGGGCTACATACATTCCAACTGGAAACTTAAACACTCAGGCAGATGCCTTTGGTCGGCAAAGAATCTCACAGCCTTATACTCTGTTTGATAGTAACTTTCGGTTCTCGGATAATACCAGAAACTGGAGAGAAAGATTAACTGGGACAGCATCCAGTGCATACAACTCTGATCAGGGATTGATGGACCTGACCATCGGCACAGCCAGTGGTGATGAAGTTGTTAGACAATCATCTAGAACATTTCCGTATCAACCGGGTAAAAGTCTTTTGGTAATGAATACCTTTACTCTTGCTCCTGCTGAGACAAATCTCAGGCAGAGAGTAGGATACTTTACAAGAGACAACGGCGTATATCTTGAGCAAGATGACCTAGACGTTTATATGGTAAAACGTAGTGCTGTATCTGGGTCTATTGTAGATACTCCTATTGCACAAGCAGATTGGAACATTGATAAATTAGATGGTGCTGGTCCATCTGGTGTAACTCTTGATTTAACTAAATCCCAAATTCTTTGGTCTGACTTTGAATGGTTAGGTGTTGGTTCTGTTCGCACAGGATTTGTAGTCAACGGGCAGTTTATTCCAGTACACATCTTCCATCATGCTAATGAGATTGAAGGCACATATATCACAACTGCTTCTCTTTCCTGTAGATACGAATTGACGAATACTGGAACAACTAGTGGTGCTACAATGAAGCAAATTTGTTCTACAGTCATTTCAGAAGGTGGATATATCAGCACTGGACTCACTCGGTCTGCTTCTAATCCAATTACAGGATATGTGTTAGGTGAAGATAAGGACAATCCAGTTATCTCCTTGAGACTTAGATCAGGAAGAACTGATGCTATTGCAGTGCCTAGAGAAATCAGTCTCTATGGGTTACAAAATACAGCATTTAAATATAAACTGATTCAAGATGCCACTATTAATGGGGGAACTTGGAGTTTAACTGATTCTGCGTCTAGTGTAGAATATAATATTACAGCAGATAGTGCAATTGGTGGCACAGTCATTTTTGAAAGTATCTTTAAGGGACAAGCAACGGTTGATCCTATCTTGCTACAAGAGCAGTTTGGAAATGCATTACAGTTGACCCGTGATATTATTGAAGCAGATAGTGTAGGCAATACCTTTACAATTACAATTCAACCTACAACCAATAATGATGATGTTATTGCTTCAGTAACTTGGCAGGAACAGACTTCCTAAGATGCAGTCTTTTAAATCTTTTTTCACAGAACAAAAGAAAAAGGGATTTTTCCTTCAGTTTGTTAGAACTAAAGGATATGATGTGCTGCGTGTAAATCGTTCTGGGGACTTGCGGTGGGCAGAAGTTCGTGGTAAAAAGGGATATGAAGGTCATGGATACGATCCTAAAGACCCACTACATAAAGCATTAGATGGATTGGGTAAGGCAGTAGACCTTGGCGCATTAACAGCAGGTGATACTGTGACTATCAATCCTAGACATCCACATGCAAAGAAAGCATTTGCTACAGCAGAAAGAATTATGAAGTCATGATTTCGTTTAAGCAGTTTATCAACGAACAGAAGAATACGCACATGCGTCATATTGAGGACAAGGTTCTCTATGGTGGTGTGAATGGCACTCGGAATGCAATTAATGCACTGCGTTCCCTGCGTGATATGCTGTCTGGTGTTTCTAAAGGTAACGTTAGTGTGAAGTGGGATGGTGCGCCTGCTGTCTTTGCTGGGACTGATCCTAGAGATGGAAAGTTCTTTGTAGCAAAGAAAGGTATCTTCAATAAAAATCCTAAAGTGTATAAGACAGATGCAGATGTTGATGCCGACACTTCTGGTGACTTGGCTAAAAAACTAAAGTTGTCTTTGAAGCATTTTGCGAATCTTGGTATTAAAGGAGTTATTCAAGGTGATTTACTTTTTACAAAATCTGATCTTAAATCCCAAAAGATCGCTGGACTGGATTACCTCACGTTTCACCCTAATACAATTGTCTATGCTGTCCAAAAGGATAGTAAGGATGCAGAAGAAATTAAAAGAGCAGAAATCGGAGTAGTCTGGCATACTACATATACGGGTGATGACTTTGAAAGCATGAAAGCAAATTATGGTGTCAACGTGCAGGCTCTAAAGAAAACCTCTAAGGTATGGCAGCAAGACGCCATGTTGCGTGACTTGTCTGGAACTGCTACTATGTCTTCAAAAGAAACTGATAGAGTGAATGCGCACTTGTCCCGTGCTGGTAAACTCTTCAACGAAATCTCTGGTTCTACTCTAAGAGAGTTGGAGCAAAACCAAGACCTTGCACAACTTATTGAGCAATTCAATAATACTTTTGTGCGTAGTAATACAGTCATTTCTGATACTGAACAACATGTTCGCAATCTTATTAATTGGATTGAAAACAAGTATCAGAAAGAGATTGATAAAAGAAAGTCTGAAAGAGGTAAGCAGACTCAGAGAGATAAACTTTCAAAAATCCTGAAATTCTTCTCACGGGAGAATAAAAGAAGTCTTAAAAAAATGTTTGATCTACAAAAGGCAATTGTTTCTGCGAAACTTGTGCTTATAAATAAACTAAATGGTATTAAACATATTAAGTCTTTTTATGTTACAACTAACGGGTTCAAATCAACTGGACCTGAAGGTTACGTCGCTATTGATAAACTAGGTGACAATGCTGTCAAACTAGTCAATCGTTATGAATTTTCAACAAACAACTTTGACCCAACGATTCTCAAGGGTTGGAGTAAATAAAGAGGAACGATATAGATGAAATATCTTATTTCCGCAATTCTCGCTACTGTTGTAGCTGCTCCTGCAATTGCACAAGATGCTAGTGAATCCGCTCTTATGTCCAACGCAACAGTAGGTGTAGAAACTGATTTAGAAGGTAACGCAGACTGGACAGTTGGTGCAGAGTTGGGTATTGCTGGTTTTGGTGTAGATGCAGAATTTGTTCTTAGTGACCTTGGAACTAATGCAGAAGATGACTACTCTGTTGGTGTAGGCACAGGCATGGACCTTGGATTCGCTGAACTTGACACAAGCGTCAATTATGCTTGGGGTGCTACCAATGGTGCTGATCTGATTGGTCGTGGTGCAGGTAACACTTGGGGTGACCTGACTCTTGATCCAGAACTCAAAGTAACTCCCGGTATTATCGGTGGTGAGTATGCTTGGGTAGGTGCTTCTATGGACCTTGCCACCGCTGGTGCTATTGACCTTGCATGGGGTGGTGCTTCCTACGGTGTAGGTTATGAGCATGATCTTAACGAGCGTGCTTCTGTTTCCATGTCTTACGGTTGGTCCGTTGATGTTGTAGATGATGCTGATCCTACAACAGTAAATGACTGGGTAACAACAGCAGATGGTCTTAAAGTCGGCGTAGGCTTCAAGTTCTAAAATGATTGGGTTCAAAGACTTCCTTTCTATCACTGAGACTTCCTCTCATATTGAGGGGGAGTCTTTACCCATTTCTGAAGCATTATCATTTGCTGCTAGAAGAAAAAAGTCTATTGATTTTAGACGCCGTAAGCAAAAGATTCAAAGACAAAGAAAAATCGCACTGAGAAAACCTGCCTCTCTTGATAGACTCAAAAGAAGAGGTCGTAAGTCTGCTAGAGATGTATTGACAAAAAGATACTATGGTGGTAAGACTAAAAGAGATATGAGCATTTCTCAAAAACAGCGGGTAGAAAAAAGACTAGATAAAGCAAAGAGAGCTACTGGTATTATTTCTAAGAGACTGTTACCAAGTAAGCGTAAACTTGATGTTCAAAGAAGGCGTGGATAAGTCATGGTTAGTGGATTTAAACAATATCTGGAAGAAAAATCTTCTGTAGGTTATTTTGCATTTGGTAGATTTAATCCACCTACTACTGGTCATGAGAAACTTATCAACAAAGTTTCTTCTCTTGCTAGAGGTAATGACTATAAGATTTTTGCATCCCAATCGGTTGATGCTAAGAAAAATCCATTAGAATATAAAACAAAAGTAAAGTTCATGCGTAAGATGTTCCCTAAGTTTGCAAGGAACATTATCATGGACAACTCTGTCAAAAACTTCCTTGATGCAACCATGTATATGTACAAGCAAGGTTACAAGAATATTGTAATGGTTGCAGGTGATGACAGAGTAGCAGAATTCCAAAAACTCCTTACCAAGTATAATGGTGTTGATTCCCGTCATGGTAAGTATGAGTTTGATTCCATTAAAGTAGTTTCTGCTGGTGAACGTGACCCTGATGCAGATGATGTTACAGGTATGTCTGCTTCCAAGCAGAGAAAGAATGCAGCAAATAATGATTTTGCAACATTCTCTAAGGGTCTTCCAAAAGGTGTATCTGATCAGTTAGCAAAAGAACTGTTCAATGCTGTTAGAAAAGGAATGAACCTAAATGAAAATAAAACATTTACTAGACATATTGAGTTGGAACCAGTTTCCAACAGACGAGAAGAGTATATTAATGGCGAGCTTTTTCATGTTGGGCAGTCAGTTCTTGTAAAAGAATCTGATGAAGTAGTTGATATTGTTCATTGTGGTTCTAATTATGTTATCGTTGAAATGGATGGCAAGAAGAAACGCAAGTGGTTGACTGATGTAGAACCACTAGAAGAAAAAGTTTCTCAGTCTCAGATCAATGACTTAGAAAGATTTGCTGATAAATTACTTGCAAAGTATGATATTGATATTGAGTTTACCAAGCATTTTGTTGACCGTGTAAATGATGCACGAAATAATCCTGAGATTAAAGTAGCAGAACTACAGAAGTTCTTTAAGAAGGTGCAGAAAGCAAAAGGTAATAAAATCAAAAACGTAGGTGATTTACAAGCAGTTCTAAAAGATGTTACAACTGACTTGAATATTCCTGCTGTTATTCGTGATAAGGGTGATGACTTTGAAGTTACTTTGAAAACGATTATGCGGAAGAAGAACTTCAAGACACCTAACAAAGTTATTCAGTATGAACAGAAGGTTGCACAAGACCCTGATGTGAAAGATAAAAAGGGAACGCAACCAAAAAAATATTACTCTGGTCTAGCAAAGTCTACTAAGTCTGCTAGAGACGCACACTTCAAAAAAGGTGCTAAGATGGATGATGATAATCCAGCAGCATACAAGCCAGCGCCGGGTGATAAAGAAGCAGAGACTAAACCTTCCAAGTATACAAAGAAGTTTAAGCAGATGTATGGTGAAGCAGTTTCTCCTGCACAGCAGGCTGCTATTGCTATTTCTAAAAAAGAACGTGGTGAAAAACCAAAGAATGAAGGTAATGGTCTTTGGGCAAACATTCATAAAAAACGCAAAGAAGGTCGTCCAATGCGTAAACCCGGTTCAAAAGGCGCACCTACTGCACAGGACTTTAAGAACGCAAGAAATGAGCAAACTATGAATGAAGAGGAAAAGAAAGGACTTGCTGCTAAGGCAGAAAAGTCTGGCGTTTCTCTGAGTATTCTTAAGCAAGTATACAACCGTGGCATGGCTGCGTGGAGAACTGGACACAGACCCGGAACTACTCCGCAACAATGGGCGAATGCGAGGGTAAATAGTTTCCTTACTGGCGGAAAAACTAGACGCACAGCAGATGCTGACTTATGGGCAAAGGTAAAGAAATGATTACTTTAAGAGAACTAAAAGAAAAAGCTGTATCAAAGCAGCAACAGAAACTGATGGGTCTTGCACTCGCAT